GACCCATCGAAGCCCGCATCATCCGACTGCGCGGCCCCAAACGACACCGACCCGCGGCCCGGCCGTGGGAAGACGAAGACTACGAAGGACACTGGGCAGCATGAACACCGAAGAACGAATCGCCGCCGTACTGGCGCAGCACAACACATGGAATGTCCGAATCATGAAGGGCCTGATGGTCTGCGCCGGGCCGATCTGCGACTGGTCAGCCAAGCCCGTCAGGGGCGTGTCGAGCGCCGACCTGTTCCGCCAGCATCAAGCCGACATGATCGCCGCAGCAACGCCCCTACCCGAACCCGCCCCGCCCGCGCACCGCGAAGACCTGACCATGTTCGCGGCCCTGATCGCCCGACTCGGCGGCGAAGTCACCATCACCCACGACGAAGCGACGCGCCTGGTCGGCGTCAGCGTCGTCAGGTACGACGACCCCGAAACGCTCGGCTACCGCTTCGGCCTGACCGTACCCGACTTCGGCCAGCCTTCACCCGACCCGACACATCAGTGCGAGTCGTGGATGATCCGGCGCGGCGACACCGGTACACGCTACTGCGCATCCTGCGGGGCCGACCAGTGACCGGGGGCGATATCCGGTACCTGCTCGACCTCGGCCTCACGGTCGACGAGATCGCGCACCGCGCCGGCCGCACCCCCAAAGCAATCACCGCAGAACTCGAAAAGGACGAAGACGAATAACCCCTACTCCCGAGTAGCTTTTAGGCCCGTCCCCAGCCCGGGGGGCGGGCCTACTTGCGAGTAGGTAGTTTGAACGGGTCAAACTGAGTACGACACGCCACGAAACAAGTATTTTGGGTGCGATTATTGGGTAGTGACCTGCTAAGTTTTACCCGTAACAACATTCTCGCCCTACTGGGGGGCGCTGGGGAAAGGTCTTATCTTGATTACACGCTGTTGCCCAAGCTGTTCACGCCGGCACGCCCAACTGATTAGCCAGAACTGCCCCGTCTGCGGCGGGTACGGGACCGTCACCTTGGGCGCCGCCGCCCTAAGCTTGCACGAACCCGCGACCGTGTCGACCGCCGTCGAGATCGCCCTCGAAGCCGCCGCCCGCCACATCGACACGACCCTGACCCTCTCCGACGACCGGATCGGCCCGATCGCAGCGACCATGACCCTACTCGTCGACGCCGGCATCATCGACCACCCCGGCACCCGCCGCACCGCGCACAAGGTACGTCACCTGGCCGCCGTGCCGGATCTCGACACCGCCCTCGAAGTCGCCGCCGAGTACGTCCCCACGACCACCGCCCGCGACGCCACCCTCGCCCTCGCGCCGGCCTACGAATACGCCGAGCATGAACGCCCGAACGCCCGCGGCCTGCCGATCCTCTCAGCGAACGGCCACCCGTCCGCTACGGCCCGCATCACCGACCCCATGACGCCCGGTAACGACACGGCCGAAACAGCCCGGCAGCGCGCCAGCCAGCGCCGATCAGCGACCGTCCTGATCGAAGCCGCCCCGAAGGTCATCAGCATCAAAACCCGCAAGGCAGCGAAGACCGCCGCCGCCCAAACCCTGAAAGCAGCCTAATGACCACCCTGAAGAAGCTGCGGGCCTACCTGCGCCGCCCCTTTACGCAAGTGCTGCTACTAATCATCATGGTCGGCGCGGCATCGTCATCGACCGAGCATGTCCACGAGTTCTACCGGGACGGCGCGCACTGGAACACCGCCGCCGTCATCGAACACATCATCGCCGTCGTCGCGCTGACCCTGCTGTTCAGGAAGGCCGACCAGATCGAAGCGCGCATGAAGGCAGGCGACAAGGCATGACCGCGACCGTCCCCCACGCCCGGCCCGAACAGGCGCACGCTCGACGCATGACACACACACCCGCCCTGAAAGGCCTCGGGCACGCCGGCCGCGACGCCGCCGCCCTGAAGCAACTCAAAGCCCTCGGCCTGCTCGACGGCGACGCCTGGCACTACACCTGGCGCAGCAGGTACAACGTCACCCCGACCGGGTTCGTGCCCATGGTCCGTGACGCGGGCGACCTCGACGAAGACGCAATCAACCGCGCGCTCGGGCAGCTGCCGCAGACCCGGGCGACCGCGCTGCTCGGCTTCAACGAACCCGACCACAAGAGCCAAGCCGCGATGACCGTCTTCGAAGCCCTCCGACTCTGGCCCCAACTCGAAAAAGCCGGGCTGCGGCTCGGCTCACCCGCGACGGTCAAACCCAACTCGCCCTGGCTCGAAGAATTCATGACCAAAGCGGAACGGCAAGGCCGTCGGGTCGACTTCATGACCGCGCATTCCTACGGCTGGCCGAACGCCGATTCGTTCCTAGGCAAGCTCGAAGCCATGCATAAGCTCTACCAGCGCCCGATATGGGTCACTGAGTACGCGGTCGCCGACTTCGAAGCCCGCACGAAGAAAGGCAACCGCTACACGACCGAGCAGGTCGAACAGTTCATGCGCGAAACCGTCGAAGGCATGCGCGAAATGCCTTACGTGGAACGGTTCGCTTGGAAGACCCGCACCGTCAACGACCCCGCCATGTGGGTCTCCGCCCTATTCCAGAACGACGGGTCGCTGACCTCACGCGGCCGACTCTACGCAAGCCTGTAGGCTGGTTCGGTCCTGCAGGATCGTATCTACCGCAGACAACAGAACGCCCCCAGCCACGTAAAAGCGGCTGGGGGCGTCCCTGTCGGGCCTAGAACAGTTAGACCCGGGCTAAGTCACGCACGACGGGCAGCGGCGCCGTGGGGGGCGGGGCCGTGATCTTCCCGCGCCCTGGACGGTTCGCGTCCCATGTCTTGATCGTCGATTCTTTCCATGCCGGCGACTGGCCGAAGTACACGTCAGGCTCGGGTAGGTCGCCGGGGCGCACGTAGTTCGGGTCGCCGGTCCTGGCGGCGAGTTTCCGGTGGTGTGTGGCTCGGGCGTTGTATGCGCGTGCTGATTCGAGGCCGATGCCGAGTAGTTCGGCGAGGCCTTCGTAGTCGAGCAGGCTGTCAGGTGTTGTAACCATTAGAACATCGTACCTTATCTGTTGGGCGCAGCAGGTTGTTTGAAAGCTAACATGACTTGCGCCCCCCCGCATATAGGTGTAGTGCCTTCACTTACTGAGTATCGTAATAATCAAGCGTGTCATGATCTAGCAGATCAAGCAAAGAAAATAGGATCGACACAAAGAACACTTGACCGCTTAGAACATTCGAACAAACCCGGCAACGCAGCCCCGCGCTATCCCACACGGCACCCCCTCAGTCGGCGACCCTTACGGCAGACCACCGACACCGAAAGGGGAACAGCCCCCATGCCCCTACTGCCGAACGCCGGGTCGCCGACCGACAAAAAGGTCGTCACCCCCGAGACCATGCGCCGCGACGACCGCCTCGAAGAAGCCCTACGCCTACGCCGCTACGGCTTCACCTACCTGCAGATCGCCGAAACGCCCTGGCCCGACGGCCCCGACGGGATGCTCTACGGCGGCGACCGGCACAACGCCCGCCGCGCGATCGTCAACGCCCGAAACGACACCATCAGGGAAGCCGCCGACGAAGTCCGCGAATTCGAAGTCGAACGGCTCGACATGATCCTCGTCGGCCTGGTCGAGAAAGGCCTGTTCGAAGGTGAACCCGAGATCGTCCGCGCCGGCCTGTCCGTCATCGCCGCCCGCGCGAAACTGCTCGGCCTGAACGCCCCGACGCAGATCGAAGGCGTCGGCGACGGCGTCATCAACGTCGCCTTCAGTCCCGCCCTGGCAACCGGGGGCGGCATGGCCGTACCCGAGCTAGACGCCGACGTAGCCGATGCCTAAACAGGTCGCCTACGACTACGAACCATCACCCGGCCCGCAGACCCTCGCACATCACACCTACGTCGATGAACTGCTCTACGGCGGCGCAGCGGGCGGCGGCAAGTCCCGCATGTCCCGGGCCGAAGCCGTCAAAATGTGCCTGATGGTGCCCGGGTTTCGGGCGATCATCTTCAGGCGCACCTTCCCCGACCTCGAACGCTCGGTCGTCGAGCCGCTGCTGCAAGAGATCCCGCGGGAGTTGGGCCGGTACAACTCGACGAAGCACCTGTTCAAGTTCCACAACGGCAGCATCTTGGAACTCGGGCACCTGCAAAGGCTCGATGACCTGAACAAGTATCAGGGCGCCGAGTATCAGCTGATCGTCTTCGAAGAAGCGACGCACTTCGTCTATAAAATGTATGACTTCATGCGGTCCCGCGTCCGCGCTGGCGGGCCGGTAGCCGCGGCCCTGGCCGCGCTCGGGCTGCGCCCTAGGATGATCCTGACGGCGAACCCTGGCGGCGTCGGGCATCACTGGGTTAAGCGCGAGTTCATCGACCCGGCCCCGCCCGGGAAGGTCTGGCGGCCCCGCCCCACGCTTGACCAGCCCGACCCGCCGACGCGCTGCTTCGTGCCGGCGAAGGCGACGGATAACCCGCACCTAGACAAGGGGTACATTAACAAGCTGAACGCGCTCGACGAGAACCTGCGGGCCGCGATGCGCGATGGGAACTGGGACAAGCTCGACGGCGTCCGGTTCCCCGGGTTCAGCCGGAACGTTCACGTCATCGAACCCGAGCAGCTGCCCGTCCCGCACTTCGGGTACCCCCGCGCAGTCGGCATCGACTACGGATCTTCGGCGCCGTTCGTTGCCCTGTGGGGCGCGAAAATGTCCGATGACCTGGTCGTCGTCTACCGCGAAGTCGACGGGAAGGGCCTCACGCCACGGCAGCAGGCCGAGCTAATCCGCGACAGCGAAGCGGACGGCGAACGCATGCCCGAACGGCCCCTGCCGCTGGTGCTTGACCCGTCCATGTGGGCGCGGTCGGTCAACGACCCGAACGCCGTCGCGAAGAACGACGCCCCGCCGCCCGGCTCGATCGCCGACGCCTACTACAAGGTCTTCGGCCGGCAGGTCAGTAAGGCCCGCAACGACCGCATAGGCGGCTGGGCGCTGCTCGAAGAACAGCTAAGGGTCAGGGCCGACGGCCTGCCCCGCCTACTGATCCACTCGACCTGCACCGACCTAATCCGCACCCTGCCGGCCGCGCCCCGCGACGTCCGCAACCCTGACGACGTCGACACTAAGAGCGATGACCATTGGGTCGACGCATGCAGGTACTTACTTATGGAACTGATTGGCAAGCCGCCAGCGCATGAGTTCAGCGCGCAGGATTGGGCGCGAAACCGGGACGCTAAGCCGATAACCGGGGACATGGGAACCGTTAGGCTATAGACGCGCCGCGATACCTGATATGTTTGATCTATGAGTTCAAGCGAAGTAGTCACATTCAATGGCATCAAGTTCAGGCGCTATCCCGAGTCTGAGAACTGGGCCGAACGGTCCTACTTTGTGCCGGCTGGAAACCATCGAAAGCGGGGCGTCGGCCGCCTGCATCAAGAGATATGGAAGAAGGAACACGGCCCGATCCCCGACGGCTATCACGTCCACCACGCCGACCATGACCCGCTGAACAATGACCCCTCTAACCTGGTCCTCGAAGAAGGCGACGACCACCGCAGCTACCACGCGCGCCAGCCCGATAGGGTCGCGGCAAGCCGAAAGAATATCGAGATCGCACGCAAGTCCGCGGCCATCTGGCATGGTTCGGACGCCGGCCGCGCCTGGCACGTCGAACATGGCAAGCAGACATGGGAAGGGCGAGAACCGAAGTCCTACGTCTGCGAATACTGCGGCAAGCCTTACGAATCGCTGAAGCCGACGGGGAACCGATTCTGCTCGAACAACTGCAGGACGCAGGCCCGCCGCGTCTCGGGCGTCGATAACGTCGCCCGGTCATGCGTTATCTGCGGGGCAGGCTTCGAAGCTAACAAATACGGTAAGGCGTCGACATGTTCGCGCCCCTGCCGCTCGAAGCTGGCCCATACCGTGCGACTCTAGGCCCCTCCCACACGATAGGGCGCATGCCGGGCAGGCTACCCGCATGCGCCCAAACGTTTATTACAGTGACCCGGCCGTGACGATCTTCCACGGCGACAGTATCGAGACCATGCGGCAGATGCCCGACAATTCGGTCGATTCGATCGTGACAGACCCGCCCTACGGCCTCGGCTTCATGGGGAAGGCCTGGGACGCGCTGCCCCCGGGCGAAGAATGGGCCGCTGAGTGCCTGCGCGTGTTGAAGCCGGGCGGGCACCTGCTGGCGTTCGGCGGGTCGCGCACCTGGCACCGGCTCGCGGTCGCCGTCGAAGACGCCGGCTTCGAGATCCGCGACAGCATAGCTTGGTTGTACGGCAGCGGATTTCCGAAATCTTTGGACGTCTCGAAGGCGATCGACAAAGCCGCAGGCGCCGAACGCGAAGTCATCGGGAAAGCAACTAACGGCGTCAAGGGCCTAGACGTAATGAATCTAGCGCAAGGTAAGCGGGCGCAACTATATAACGAAGGTGCGACATACGACGTCACCGCCCCGGCGACCCCCGCAGCGCCGGAGTGGCAGGGTTGGGGGACGGCGTTGAAGCCCGCGTTTGAGCCTGTCGTCGTCGGGCGTAAACCCCTGGTCGGGACGGTCGCGCAGAACGTCCAAACGTGGGGCACCGGGGCGCTCAACATCGACGGGGGCCGGATCGGGACCGACGAGGACACTCGCCGGAACGCTGCAGGCGGCGACAATGGCCTGAACGGCGAAGGAACATTCAAGATCCGCGAACGCCGCGCCGAAGACCAGCCCGAACGCTCCGGTCGTTGGCCTGCGAATGTGGTCCTGGATGATGACACGGCCGCGATCCTCGACCAGCAAAGCGGCGTCAGCCCGAGTAACAGGCGGGAAAACAAAGGCCTGCAGACCAGCGGACAGCACGCGGGCCTGGCGGGAGCTACCCCGATATTGAAGCCTGGCAGCGGCGGGCCGCGGGGAGTGGACGACAGCGGCGGGGCGTCGCGGTTCTTCTATGTCGCTAAGGCGCCGAAGCGTGAACGGCCCGTCGTCGACGGCGTCGCGCACCCGACGGTCAAGCCCCTGGCGCTGATGCGCTGGCTGATCCGGCTCGTCACACCACCGGGCGGCGTTGTCCTGGACCCGTTCGAAGGCAGCGGCACCACCCTAGAGGCGTGCCTGATCGAAGGGTTCAACCATGTCGGGATCGAACGGGAAGCCGACTACCTGCCCCTGATAATGGCCCGCCTCGACCGGCAGGCCGGCACCCTGCCCGCGGCAGCGTAAGCCTTCCCACACCCCGCCCCCGCCGTGCCTCACGGTGGGGGCATGGTTGTAAAAGTAGATCCCGAGATCGGCACCCCTGGCGGCATCGCTATCAGTGCCGACACGAAGGCGGCGTC